ATGAATTGTACACAAAACTATAAAATTGATCAAGTAACCGAACAAACGCTTGTCGTGGGAATCGATATCGCGAAACGAACCCACTGCGCCTGCTTCGTGGATGACCGGGGGCGCGTGCTTCGAAAATCCTTCCCGGTCCTTCAGTCGAAAAAGGGCTTTCGGCAGCTGTATGAAGGCATCCAGGAGGCGATGCAAGAGTTTGCGAAGTCGGACGTGATCGTCGCGGTGGAACCGACCGGCCACTACTGGTTGAACCTGGCCTGCTTTCTCGAGGAAAAAGGGATCCCGCTGGTCATGGTCAACCCGGCGCATGTGTGTCGGTCGAAAGAACTCGATGACAATCTGCCGACGAAACATGACGCCAAAGACGCCCTGGTCATCGCCAGACTGGCGAAAGACGGACGATTCCTTGTTCCCCGGCTCCTGCACGAGATCGAAGCAGATTTGCGCGTCGGGAGCACCCTCAAAGAAAAGCTCCGCAAGGAACAGACCGCGGTGAAAAACGCGATCATCCGCTGGACCGACCGGTATTTTCCGGAGTTTTGGGCGGTGTTTCGCGATCTGGGAAAAACGGCGCTTTCGGTGTTGGAGTGGACGCCGTTTCCGGCCGATATGGCGGGTCGAACCGCCGAGGAGCTCATCGAGGTGCACCGGCAAAACGAAGGGCTGAAATGCCCGCAGAAAGCCAAAATTCAGGCGTTGATCGACGCCGCGAAGGACTCCATTGGGGTGACGGAAGGGACGACGATGGCCCGTTTTGAGATCGCCGCGCTCGTCCGCCAATACCGCCAATTCGAGGCCGAGATCGCGGCGCTGGACGCGGAGTTGAAGGCGTTGGTTCAAACGACGATGGAGGATCAATGGCTGAAAACGGTCGACGGGTTGGGGGACGCCACGATCATTGACCTGCTGGCGGAGATCGGCAGTTTCACCCACTATCGGGACCCGCGTCAATTGGTGAAATTAGCGGGCCTGACGCTCAAGGAGAACTCCTCCGGCCAGCGCAAAGGGCAAAAGCGGATCTCCAAACGGGGGCGAAAACGGCTGCGATCGGTGCTGTTTCGGGCGGTGATTCCGCTGATCCGGCACAACGAGGCGTTTCGCGCGCTGCATGAGTATGACACGACCCGATCCGTCAACCCGCTGACCGGAAAACAGTCTATCGTGGCGTTATGCCGAAAACGGCTGAATGTGCTGTTTGCGATTTGTACGAAGAAACAAGCCTTTGACGCAGAGCGAATGATGCAGGACGTCTTGTCCCAGGTTCAAAACCGGGCGGCCTAAGGCCTCCCCCACGAACAGAAAAAACGTTTGACAACAGGATGACACCGGAGAAGCTGGCGTGATCTCCTCCATGCGACCTCGAGTCCCCAGGAAAGCTTGGCCGGCCTCCGCCTGATGACGAGACCGAACGAGGGAATGTTGGCGCCAAGACGCCCGGAGACATGGGAGGGTTCGTCCTCATCAGCGATGCGGAGATCCAAGGGTGCATCGAATACGCTCCCCCACGTCAGGAAAATGTATCCAGCCGTGACCGCGAAGCGCACCCTGGTTCTGTAAGATATCCACAAAACTGAAAAAGGATGTAAGGGATTTTGTCGAAAAATATTTTTTTGACACCCCTGAGAGGCCGCAAAGCCTTGATATATCAACATTTCTAGAGGGAGGTGCAGAGAATTACAACTTGACATGGAGCCTCTGGGGGCGTGATTAAAAAGCCAGAAAGCCAGCAATATCAAGGGCTGGCTACGCCTAAAAAGGCTATCACGCCCCCCACTCCATGTCAAGTTGGCCTAAGCCAAATTCTCTGCAGATCTCTGCATTTTTATTTTGCAATAAACAGAGCTCGAAGCATTCGGTATCGGGTCCGGACTCTCTTCCATCTCGTCCATAGGACGAGCCGGATCCTCCTCCGAATCCATTTGTCCAATGCCTTCAGTGAGCTGGGCGTTTCAACGAGTGCATAGTATCCCATCCACCCCATCAGGTACCGGTTCAAATCCTCAATGATGCTCTCCATAGGGGCTGGATTCGTCGCCCTGGTTAGGGTCCGGATTTTATCCTTGACCCGTTTGAGTGATTTTGGGGCGATACGGATTTTCGTTTCCTTCTGAGGAGTAAAGCTGAACCCCAGAAACTTTCGCCTCCATGGGCGGTCTACCGCACTCTTCTCCTCATTCACCTTGAGCTTTAACTTCTTCTCCAAGTATTTCGTGATACTTGCCTTCACACGCTCCCCCGCCCGCCGGGACTTCACATAGATGTTACAGTCATCGGCATAGCGGCAGAAACGGAGTCCCCGTTTCTCCAGTTCTTTGTCCAAGTCGTCCAGAAGGATATTTGCCAGCAAGGGACTCAGTGGTCCTCCCTGCGGTGTCCCTTCTTCACTTCGGACACACACTCCCTCCACCATGATTCCTGCCTTCAGATAAGCCCGAATCAGCTTAAGGACTCGTTTGTCTTTCACTTTTCGGGCCACCCGGCTCATCAGGATGTCATGGTTGACCCGGTCAAAGAATTTCTCCAGGTCGATGTCTACCACATAGCGGTATCCTTCCCGGATATACTTTTGCGCCTGACGCACTGCGTCATGTCCCCGCCGATTGGGGCGGAACCCATAGCTGTTTGGGGAGAACGTGGGGTCAAAGATGGGCGTCAATACTTGGAGGATGGCTTGCTGGATGAGACGGTCCATCACGGTGGGGATTCCCAAAAGCCTTATCCCTCCGTCAGGTTTCGGGATTTCGACCCTTCGGACCGGAGATGGCTTATAGGTTCCCTTCAAAAGTTGTGGTTTCCTTTTATCCCAGTGCTGGACGATATAGGCCCGGAGTTGTCGGGTTGACACTCCATCAATGCCTCCCGCACCTTTGTTGGCTTCCACCTTGTGCAAGGCGGCCAGCAGATTTTCCCGTGACAGAATCTGTTCCATCAAGTCCATCCGATATTTCTCTCTCCCTTCGCAGGATGAGCTTCAGGTCTTGCCGGCCGGTGCTCCGCCCTCTTGGGGTCCCTCCGGGCTTCACCCGTACTTCCCCCAAGCAGTTCCATCCGGAATTCTGCGTTCTGCGCACCGAATCTCGAAAGAGTCTGATTCATCCTTGGGTTGACGTTCAGCCCTTCCCTGCTCAGGCGTCCCTGAATCAGGTACTATGGCCTCTGCTGACTTCTGTACGTTCAGCGATGCCTTCCGACACCGGTTACCATCTTCAAATGGCGTTCCGTACAGACCTCCCCGGGTAAGAGCGTGCTCTTTCCGCTCATGTACCTGCCCAATATATTAGACTAGCCCTTGGCGGCTTAGGACTTCGTCTTGTTTCGCAGACTTATCCGACTAGCCTAACCTCAAATTGGGTTCGTGTACCTCAGGTCAAGCGTTTGCCTTAAGCTTCCTCCAGATTCCACCTCGCGATGGACACCCTTGCTCTTGGCTAACGGTAGGCGCTCGCCAGCCCCCGTTCGGGACTTTCACCCTAGAGAGCACACCCATGCCGGGCGCACGAAAAATGCCCCAAGTGTTTTTCATCACTTGGGGCATGGATTGAAGTTGCGTTAGCAAATTCGTTCCTTATTTCTTATATTATATTATTTGCTTTTAACCATTCTTCAAATAGCTTACTTCCGACTTCATAAGATAAATCATCTGCATCAACAGTAAAAATTTTGTAACCATATTTTTCATGGAAATCATACTTATCTAATATTTTTTTAACTAATGTAGTATCTTGTTCATTATCTAAAAAAACTACCCATTTATTTTCATTCTGAATTTTATATGCGACTGCTTCTAAATCAACATTGTTCTCATAATATCCTAAATGAAGATGCTGATTTGGATCAAATTTCACGTTTATTCACCCCCTATAATTGATTATCATATGAAGTGATGTTTTTTCATGTTAGGAGCTACATGATAATGTAGATAAGGTCCTTTTCCGTCAATATAATGATAATCTAATCTAAAGATAGGCTGTTTAGTTTTTTTGTTACGAACCTGAATAATTCTTCCACCACTTGGTCCATCAATAACATAATTATCTATATAGATGCAATTTGAAGCTTTAACATTTGTCGCTTTTACCGAGCATTTGATCGACTGTCGGGCGACCGAACAACGCCGCTTCCAGACCCATGTATGGGTCTGTGAATCGGGTGGTTGTTCGGTCTTCCGTCACGCCAAGGCGTGACGGGGCAAGCCTGTGGCTTGCCTTCGACATTCGAAAAATGGACAAGCCACTTTTCCGTCAAGGATATGTTAAACTTTTTCGTTGCATCTATATAGATTTTTTAAGGCTTTTTCGATATGGGGCCTAGCTACAGACCAGCCTTTTTCCATTGCCTTTTTTCCAGCTTTACTAGTTAAAGCGCGTAAAGCTGCTGCAACTACAGGTACCCACTGAGCATTTACTTCATCTTGACTTAATTGAGCTTCTGCTTCTTGAATGGCAATAATTTCTTCCATTTCATTAAATACAGAATCACTTGTTAAAAACTCAAATTTTTCATCAAAATTATCAATATTAATATTTTCTAAATTAGTATTATAGTATTCGGATAATTGTTCTATGGTAGCTGGTGCAGCTTGCTCAGCAATTATTTCCACTTCATTATTTTCAAGATTTATAACTTCTTCATAGGTTGGTGTTTGTAACTCTTTTGAAAAAGTATCTTCGCTATTTTCTGTTACTGATATTTCTTTTACTGCTCCTTCTGCATATAAGACGGAAGGACTTACTGCTGTAAATACCATTACAATTGCAATCAAACTAGATAAAAAAACTTTAAAGTTCAAGTTGTCTCGCCTCCTCAACTAAGTTAGTTAATTATGAATTATATATAAATTATACCATTATTATACATATATTTGTTCTATTTTTCTGAATTTTTACATATCTTAAAAGCCTCTTCTAAATTGAAGATCCTATATCCGTCAGTAGTTTTTTCGATAGAAGATTGTATGATTATCTCTCTTAAATCTTTATTATCTAATAAAGGATTATAGCTTAAGAGTAATGCTAGGCCTCCGGCAACATGAGCTGCAGCTAAAGATGTACCGCTTCTTATAGTATAGTTACCGTCTATAGATGTACTTAATATCTTGTGTCCTGGTGCCATAACCGTGAGTTCTTTTCCAGTATTAGAGCCAACCCACCTCTCGTTATTTTCAGTTATTGCCCCTACAGCAATAACTTCTTCGTATTTTGCGGGATATGTAATAGAGTTGTTTGATAGAGCAGTATTTCCAGTAGATGCAATAAGAGTAATATTTTCTGAATCAGCTTTCTTAATAGCTTCTTTTAATATACGTGAATCTTTACTTCCACCAAAACTCATGAGAATAATATCTATATCATTATTAATAGCCCACTCAATTCCCTTAGCAATATTTTCGTATGAGCCAATTTGCTTCTTATTTAATACTTTTACTGAGTATAGTTCTGCTTTTGGTGCAATTTGTGCAATAATCCCTGCTATATGTGTACCGTGTCCATTATCATCTTCGTAATTCGTCGAATGATTAATAATATCTACCAGTGCCGTCTACAACGTACATCATTTGTCCCCCTTTTAACACTCACATTTTCCAATCCTAATAACAACAAATTATTCAAAATAAGTATGTCGAATTTTGTCTGGAAATCAAAAAAACCCCTTACACGAAGCAAGGGGCTACACAAACGTTTTATTTTCTTCTTTTCGGAAAAACGTCTTCATGGCGTGAAAAACGTCTGACTTTTGCTTAAGAATATAATACCGAAACTTTTCATCTTTAATGTTTTTATAAGCAGACATAAGCGTTGAATGGCGGTTGTACTGATACAACTATACACCCTATACACATTGGCCGTGTTATCTATAATCCATCATATGCTCCAAAGCCTCTTCAAAAAACTCACACGCTGCAACGATTCCCTCGGCAAAAGCCTGTTCCACGACGTCTTCTGTTTCCATTTTAGCATATTCGTTCCGCTGATCAGCGATAAAAGCGTGAAGAAGGAGTAACCTAACTATCAATCTGTCCATGATGTCCCTCCTTGCGGATCACGCAGTTTCAACCGCGCTCCAGCTACCTTTATATCGGAGTAAACTGACTGCTGTGATTGTTGCGGCTGTTTCAATGACCGCAAGAACCCCAGAAACGATGGCGCCTGGAAAACCCGAAAAGGATATGGCCGATCAAGAGCATACCTTGTATCTGACAGTATGAGAATGTACGGGAATACTACTTTTCCTGCCGGCTGCCAAGGCTCCTCAGCGATCAGTCCGCTTTCGTATAGGGCGATATACCGGCTTAGTTTTTCCTCGATCATTTTTTCAGTGTAAAAAGTACGTTGGCACTCGAGGAAAAACGGCGTCCGCTGATAGATAAAAAACGCGTCGGGTTCAGCCAGCCCTTTTCGATATTTCGGCTCGACGATAAACTGCTCGACCGGTCCGGCTGAAAGAATTTCTTTATACACCTTTACGATCTCGAGATAATGGGGGATTTTTTGTGAGTTCTTTTTGATGTTGCTCTCAGCGCAAAAATACACGTAAGGGATAAACGCAGTAGAACGCTGTATATGCCCGTCGCGAACCAGCCGCAATAGGACGTTATTGGCGCTTTCCTGTGGACGCTTTAGCCCTTTGAAATGGATCTCCGCAATGTCGTCGCGGCTCATCACGCGGAATCGTTGTAAATCGGCGATGATCGCTTTATCACGTTTGGTCAGCATCGTCTAACACCCCTAAAATCATTTCTTCACTGACATGATCCTGAGGGTTAGTCATCTCCAAACCGGCTTGCAAGACATTCCCTCGATCAGCCACCTTGTATGCCTCGAGAATCTTCTGCGCCCGTTCCAGAGACAAAAACGGCGCCTGAAGTTCCACTAATCCTTCTCGCTTCAACAAGAACCGACCGCGCTGTTCAATGCTGATTTTTTCCGCCCCTGGCGTGCCGATGATTTTAGCGTTTGACAAATCGGCCGCACGAAAACCCATCCGCACCGTTAAATTCGCCCTTATTTTTGTATCGAGTATGTCGTGGCTCGGCCGTTGCATGGATAAAATCACAATTATATTGAGCGCCCGACCGATCGCTACAAGCTGAACCAACGTGTCCATGATATCTTTTTCATCTTTCACGACGACTAGCTCATCGATGCAAACAAGAATGATAGGCGGTCGTGCCGATTCCGGCAAATCATTGATATGAGCCACTTCTTTTTCATGGAGCATCCGGCTGCGCCGATTCATTTCAGCCTGGATAAACCATAGCGTCCTTTTTAGTTGTCCTGGAGTTGTGCAAACTGCTTTCACTTGACGACAGCGTTTGAAAATATGAAACTCTGACATCTTCAAATCGGCGCAGTAAATGTTTAGCTTGCTCTCATCGTAGTATTGAATCAGCGTTGTCAGAATCGACCTCAACTGCGTTGATTTTCCGCTGCCACTTTCCCCAGCAATCAGCAGATGCGGCTCTTGGATCGCATCATAGGCAATATATCGGCCATATCTGTCCATCCCACAAATAATCGGAAGCGCTAACCCCTCGAGGTGAGGCTTGATCTTTTCAAAGCTATAAGAAAGCTCATTGGGCAATCCTCGATGATAAATGGTCAGCGTAAATCTTTTATAATCTCCCTCCAATTGAACATGCTGACCAAACACTTGTTGAAACACATATTCTTTTTTTAAAACCTCTTTTGGATCCATGCCATTAACGAGAGTAAAAGCATACTCGATTCGATCGCTATCATTTATTACACTGTGAATCTTTGGGAACACTTTTAGCTCCCGCTCGCCGCTCCGATAGGTCACATACAACCCGGCCGCTTGAAACGCTCTTCTCAGCTGAGATTTTGCGCGTTGCTTTTGCAGCCATTTCCTCACATCACAGCCCTCCCAGACTGAAAAATAACCACAACACCGCCCCATAAACGACTACCGGAAATACAATACGGCCACAATCGGTGACTTTTTCAGCGACATCGGTCATCCTCATCATGACGAGCCCTCTCTCTATGAACGCTGACAACGTGATTGCCCCGACTCCTGTCATCAGCAAGGCAAAATCGGGATCTTGAACAGGAAATAAATGATGCGGAGTGATAACAGGGAACAACGCTGGAACGACTATGCCTGGCTTCGCCTTCGTCCGTTTTTTAGCCATAAACTCCCCAAACGGGATGATTTCCGTCTGACGTTTAAAAATCATCGTCTCTCACCTCCTGTATTTTTGGTTTCCTCCCCCTCGCGCTCCCCCTCCTCCCTCGTCGTCGCTTCGCTCCTCCTAACAAACGCTGGATTTCTTGGTACATGAGGCATTTCGCTCGTACAAGTGCACTAGAAGAACAGTGTAGAAAAAGTGACTGAAGTGAAAATAAACAGTTTCGAAATCCTGTCGAGAGAGCGATACTGGGACGCCTAATGAAGTGAAGGGAAAGTTTTGCTACTGTGGGGCTTTTGTGTTATTAGCCTATGTGCTGGTGGTTGTCCGTTTATCTTGTCCATCGAAAAAATTCCGATACATCTTATCCTTTTCTGGAGGATCAGAACGACCTTACGGCGAAATGAAAAACTGGAGGGGATTCGATGACTGGATATAAATGCATGTTAAAGGTGATCCTAGCCCAAGAAAGCATTAAACACGGGGAATTTGCTAAGAGGATCAATATTAGCCCTGGAACGCTAAGCGCCATCGTTAACGACAAGCAGCTACCATCGTTCAATGTAGCCTATGCAATCTGTGAGGAACTAGGGATGCCGATCAATGAGATATGGATAAAGAAAGAGCCTACTCAAAATGAGTAGGCGTTGTTACACTGATCAGTCGAGAAATATTTCCCTTTTTATAAAATATAGACCATAAACCAATTTTTTGTACTATAATTTAACTAAATTAACTCATTTATATAGGTAATTAAGGGGGAAATCGAATGAGAAAAACACTGCTCATCACTTTAATTGCTGTGGTATCTGCGCTGTTTTCTGGATGCGGAAACAACGAAAAGGCTAGCGCACCAGAAAAAGACTCAAAACAAATAGACCAAGTTCAAGGCGTTGACCAGCAGAAAAGCGATGGTAAAGAGGCTTTTGAAAACTATCTAAATTCCATCACGCCTATCCTTCAAGAGATCGGTACTTGGGGACAAAAATATGAGGATCTAAGAACCAAGTCGGCGAACGGTCAAATCTCTAACGAAGAATTTGCTGCAGCTATATCTAATGAATTGCTGCCTGAAGGAAATAAATTACAAGAGAAAATGGAAAGCATCATGCCAGAAGAAAAAGAGTTCCGTGATGTCCAAGAAAAATTAAATCAAATGATGGCTAAAAACAACCAGGCGTTTTCTGAAATTATTGCTGCTATCAATGCCGGAGACGCATCAAAAATCACTTCTGCAAACAATCTTTTGAGTGAAGCAAGAGAGTTAGAACGGCAAGCATATTACGATCTTAAAGATTTATCTGACAAATATGGAGTTCCTTTCATGAATCAATAATAAAATGAAATGAAATGAAAAGAAAAGTCAAAGGAATTGTCGATCGTTTTGAAGGCGATATTGCAGTAGTTGAGATTGATAAAAAAACTCTTGACCTTCCGAAGACTATTTTTCCAAAAGAAATTGACGTAGGGGATGTTGTTATTATTGAGGTGACGATTGATAAAAAAGAAACAGAAAAACTTCGAAAAGAGATCGAAGAGTTGATGAATGAGGTGTTTGAGGATTAAAGCCCTTCTCACATGAGAAGGGCAATCATTTAATAACCTTTTGATTTTAATACTGCTTTTAATTTTTCCATTGTGTTTGGACCATATACTCCGTCAACCTCATAAGGCAAATAAACCTTTTGGAATCTGCGAACTGCATCCTCTGTTTTGGGACCGTATACCCCATCCGCTTCTCCGCATTTAAAGTTTACGGCGTTTAGAGCATTCTGCAACAATTTAACGTTAGGGCCCTTTGAGCCACGCTTCAAGATCCCAGACGGCAGAGGATATTTATATTCGGATTGTTCTTTTTTGGGAGCGTCAGGTTTAGGCGTATATGCATTTTTTGCGCGCCCTAGGTTAATAACCTGTCCGACTTTCAGGTTTCTTGGATCTACTCCTGGATTAGCTGCTATTAAATCTTCAACCGTAATTCCTTCTGGTCCATCTTTTGCTGCGATGCTCCAGAATGTATCCCCTTCCTGGATTGTATATGTGTCAGGTAGTGGTGCCGGCTTGCTCGGTGTTGCTTCACCTTTCCATTGAATGGCTTTCCGGTAGTCGTAAACGCAGCATTGCTTCCAAGCATATCCTGGCATTTCATTATGCGATTTATCTTCTTTACCAATGCCATCCGCTGTTAAAGCATCGTGTAGTTCAGCAATAGAACGCATAGCAGGTTCAGACAGCTTATCATATCGATAATCGCCAATAACGCAAATCCCTAATGAGAAATTGTTGCTGTTACCAACGTGATACGACTTTTTAGCAATATCAACACAGTAATAAATTGCCGCACGTCCGTTGATTACTTTATTAGGATCGATGACAAGTGCATAACCGATTTCTGGCCATCCGTTTGTACGAACATGATAATCTGCAAAAGCATGGACGTTTGAACCTTTTAGATTTAGTTTCGTGAGGGAGTGATGCCATACCCGTGTTGTAATTGCTTTTACGCCGCCATTTCGCATGTTATACTGCCCTTTATGTGGAAGTTTCCCCCTCATATCAATCAATTGTGGAAGTCGTTCGAACTTATATCCCATGTAAATGCCCCCTTTGGTTTAAAATTAATAAAGAGCAACGTTTCCGCTGCTCTTTACGACAATCCATGTTTTTCTAATACCTCTTTTTGCTTGCGCCCCTTCTTGCTGAGATAGTTATTTTTCCAGCCCATGTATAGCGCATAAATTCCGGATACCACAGCAACAATATCATTCACTAAATCATCGGGAATTGTCTGATATCCAAGCATGTTTAATACAGCGTTGATAACAGCGACAATGAGCAGAGCAAAACGCGATACACTCGCTTTATCCATTGTAGCTCATCTCCTTTTCTAATGCGTCTAACCGTTTATGAGCTTGCTTGGAACTCTCTTCTACGCGCGTGATTCGTTCACCCAGCGCAATCATCTGTCTTTCGTTTGCTTTTAAGTCAATTCGGATATCATCAACCCCCTTTCTGATGTACCCTAACTCGGCCTTCAACTCCGCACTTTCTTGGCTGTCCGTTTTGAGTGCTTTTGTTCTGTTCAACGAATATGCAAGATAGCTGATAATAAGCGAAAGCACTGCGATTAACATTCCGACTTCGATCGTCAAGTTAATCACCCTTTCTACAACAAAATAAAAACAGCTTTTCAGCTGCTCATACACCTCTTTTTAAAACGAGATTTTTTAAAACTTTCTGCCTCAATCGATGACAATCCGCGTGTTTCATGTAACCCAGATAAGACATGAGAGTAGATCGTACTTCATCGGCGCTCACCTCCCCTCGGGCATAAGCCTTTTTTAAATATCTCAAGCGCCTTTTCATTTTCTTGGCGGTTTTCTTTTTTAATTTCCTATGAGTCGGCCATATGCGATAACCAACGAATTCGATTCCTGTTGAGATTGGACGTATCGCTGTTTTGTTATTCAGCTGCAGACGGAGTTCGCTTTGCAAGAAGATATTCAGTTCTTCCAATACATCTCGCAATTCTTTTTTATCTTCACTTAGAATTACAATATCGTCCATATATCGTATGTAGTAATGAAGATGCAGCTGGTGCTTGGCGTACTGATCAAGCTCATTAAGATAAAGGTTTGCGAACAATTGAGAAGTTAAATTCCCGATTGGTATTCCTATCCCATCGATTCGTTCTTGCTCAAAGCCGTGATCACCTAAAGGAATGCCGAATTTCGTATCTTCAGACCGTATAATCGTTTCTAGTAGCCACAAAACATCACGGTCTTTAATTTTTCTCTCCAGGATTTGCATGAGAATATCATGATCAATTCGATAAAAATATTTGCTGATATCGAGCTTTAAGTAATAGGGCTTTTCAGCGCTTCTATCTAATTTTCTCAGCCAATATTGCAAACGGTCAGCAGCCTTTTGAATGCCCTTACCTTTGCGACAAGCATAGGAATCGTA